ACGGTTGCCAGACAAATTAACCCGTACATCAAAGTCGATATACCGGAAACAACGCGCGGCGCTCTTTACTCGTTCGTCTACAACGTGGGTGCTGGCAATTTCAGAACATCGACGCTTCTTCGCAAAATAAACCAGGGCGATATCAAAGGCGCATGTGACCAGCTACGTCGCTGGATATACGCTGGCGGTAAGCAATGGAAAGGCCTGATGACTCGTCGTGAGATTGAGCGTGAAGTTTGCCTGTGGGCAGAAAAACCTCAGGTTCTTGGTGATGGGCTCGGGCCGCTTAACCCAGGCATTCCGGTATCAGTTCCGGGGGTATTCTGATGAAACCCAGAAAAATTACGATTGTTGCGGTTCTGCTGGTGGCTGTCGTAATCATTATTGCAGTGCTTAGCGTATTACTGGTTCGTAGCCGCTCAGCTCTTGAAACAGAACAGAGTGAGAATCGGGTATTACGTAATGATAACGCGCTGCAGGCGACGGTGATAACTACACAGGCTTTCAACTTCAATCGGTTTAACCAGATAGCAGAGAACGCCAACCGCCTTAACTCGCTGATCGATGCCGGTACTGAGAAAACTGTCATCGAATACCGGGAGATTCTCCGACGTGAAAAGACCTGTGATCTGCCTGTTCCTGCTGATGTCGCTGGTGGGCTGCTCAAATACGCGTACCGTTTACGTGCCAGCGCAATGCACCCCGATACCGGGAACACTAACGCAACCGATGATAGTACCGCTGCCGCCAGCTCAATGACGTATTGCCAGGCCGTCCTCTGGATTGAACCTTTGCTGGCTGTTATTGAGAAGGGCAACAATAACCTGGCGGGTATACGAGAGATTGAGAAGTTACGAAAATGAATAATGTCCGTTGACATTGTTAGGGTGATTCTCATTTAACAACCTCAACTGCTACATTACAGTGCTTCATCATGCAATTAGCTTTTTCACCAATGGCTTAGATCTAGTGAAAGTTACTGACGTTATCTAATGACAAGATGAACGTAGCTTTTGTGTAGTTTTTCAGCGAATAGGATTATCTGAATTTAGCATTTTTGGCTTGTATAAACTGTGGGTAAGTAGCTATAGTCACGTCATAGATAGTATTTTTGCATCTTTTTCAAGCCTCTTTTGAGGCTTTTTGCACATTTAAATATGACAACAATGGCACATATAGTATGTCCCCCTTAGCACAGGCACTATATGTAGCGCTATAAAAGGAGCTATCATTATGACCCCAGCTGAGTTCTACGATGTTTACAATATCAAACCGGCAGAAATGTTGACTGGTGAAACTGTTAACAACTTCGCTTCTCGTGTAATGGCACAGCAAACTAGTACGAGTGGAAACACAGGTGTTTGGTACTCACAAGGTACCGCTACACAATCGAAGCAAAACCAAACTACAAGTCATCAACTTTACACGTACTGATTTATGCCTAATTGGAGCGACGTACTGGGCGAGATAACGGCTCTCGCCCATAAAAGTCCTATGGATGAGGTTCGCCGTAAATACTTATCTCAACTTTCGAATCATACTGGAAGAAATGTAATCACATATTACTCAGGGTGGTTACAGCATGGTGGTGCAGAAGTACGCCATCTTACTCAGATGACTGATGATGATAAGAACGGGTTGATGACAGCCATCAATGGTTTAGATGTATCAAAAGGGTTGGATTTGATACTTCATACTCCAGGTGGTGATATTGCCGCTTTGGAATCAATCGGGCATTACTTAAGGTCGAAGTTTGGAACTAACATCAGAGCAATTGTTCCTATGATTTCAATGTCCTGCGGAACTATGCTTGCATGTTGTGCCAATGAAATCATCATGGGTAAACAGTCCAACATTGGCCCAATTGATCCTCAGTTCAACGGTTTCTCCACCCATGCCATCATTGAAGAATGGAATCGTGCGCAGACGGAAATTTTTCAAAATCCCGCAGCTGTTCAGATGTGGCAGTTCATTCTTCAAAAGCTAAACCCGACGATCATCGGCGAGTGTGAGAAAGCAATCAAATGGGCAAATGAGATTGTTAAGCATTGGCTTATGACAGGCATGTTTGATAATGATCCTGAGGCAGAATCAAAAGCAACACATGTTTGTTCAGAGTTAAACAACCATCACACAACCTATACCCACTCGCGTCATATTCATTTTGATAAGGCGCAGAAAATTGGGTTGAATGTTACCGAACTTGAAAGTGATCAAGTACTTCAAGATTTGGTTTTGACTATACATCACAGCTACATGCATTCTTTTGGTGGAGCACCACTGGCAAAAATCATTGAAAATCATAACGGTAACGCAATGATTTGGAATATCCAGTCTTAATCCCCCCTGTCTGATTCCAGCCTCGCCTATGCGGGGCTTTTTTACGCGTATTGCATACTCAAATCAAACTAGAGTCGTTTAGAAGAGAATTCAAAACGGCGGTCGGACCTGTGTTTTCTTATGGGTCCTCCCGGCGGGGTTGCCTACCACGGGGCGGGAGCGTCGCGGAAAAAGGCTAGTTTTTGCATTTTTATCGGCCACCATCATCTTTGCATCTTATTGATTATTAATGGTTATTTGTTTTTTGTATGTCGAATTGAGCGGTTTTTGTTCGACATCGAACGCGTTTTCTTAAAGTTGTTCGCACGATGCATGTTTAAAGCTCTCCGGAGGAAATATGGATCATGAGTTGAAAAACTTGGTGCTGAATATTAATCAACTGGCGGCTTTATCTGGTCTGCACCGCCAGACTGTCGTGGCAAGACTGAAAAACATTCGTCCCGCTGGTGGACATGACAAACTCAAGCTATATCGGTTGACCGATATTCTGACTGAATTTATGGGGTTACCACCGCCGGTTGCTGAGGGCGAAATGGATCCACATGAACGCAAAGCCTGGTATCAGTCTGAACGTGAGCGTCTTAAGTTCGAACAGGAAACGGCACAACTCATTCCGGCCAGTGATGTCAGACGGGAGTTTGCCATCTGGGCAAAAGCGGTCGTGCAGGTGCTGGAGACATTACCGGATATTCTGGAACGTGACTGCGGCCTGCAGCCTGCCGCTGTGAGCCGTGTTCAGTCCATTATTGATGATCTGCGCGATCAGATAGCCCTGCGGGTGACCGAAGCAGGTGCGGATGATGAGGAGGAATTACAGCAGGAGGAGTAATGCTGAATCAGGAAACCGCAAAGGCAGCACGAACCGATTCAGGTTATATCCTTCGCGCACCGAGACGAATGCTGGTTGCTGATGCCGTTGCTCAGTATATGCGGGTGCCCATGGGGGCCGGGAATTCAGTCCCGTGGGATCCGCTGGTGGCACCGTATGTTATTGAGCCGATGAACTGCCTGGCCTCGCGTGAATACGACGCAGTGATATTTGTTGGCCCGGCACGAACTGGCAAGACTATCGGCCTGATTGACGGCTGGGTGATTTACAATGTGATTTGCGATCCTGCTGATATGCTGATCATTCAGATGACGGAGGAAAAAGCCCGCGAACACTCCAAAAAACGACTTGCCAGAACGTTTCGCGTCAGCCCGGAAGTGGTCAGTCGCCTGAGTCCGAACAAAAATGACAACAACGTTTATGACAGAACATTCCTTGCTGGCAACTACCTGAAAATCGGCTGGCCGTCAGTCAATATCATGTCCTCATCAGATTATAAATGCGTGGCGCTGACGGATTATGACCGTTTTCCGGAAGATATTGATGGCGAGGGGGATGCCTTCTCTCTTGCCTCAAAACGTACCACCACATTTATGTCCAGTGGTATGACGCTGGTGGAGAGTTCCCCCGGCAGGGATGTGAAGGATGTGAAATGGCGACGGACTTCACCGCATGAGGCTCCACCAACCACGGGGATACTGTCGCTCTATAACCGTGGCGATCGCCGTCGCTGGTACTGGCCCTGTCCACACTGTGGTGAGTATTTTCAGCCCTGCGGCGATGTGGTTGCTGGTTTCCGTGATATTGCCGATCCCGTGCTGGCAAGTGAGGCGGCTTATATTCAGTGTCCTTCCTGTTCAGGACGGATTATGCCTGAACAAAAACGTGAGCTGAACGGACGTGGGGTCTGGTTGCGGGATGGTGAATCCATCAATGCGGATGGCAGTCGTTATGGTGATCCCCGACGCTCACGTATTGCGTCATTCTGGATGGAGGGTCCGGCAGCTGCTTACCAGACACTCTCGCAACTCGTTTACAAACTGCTTACTGCAGAACAGGAATACGAGACAACCGGAAGTGAAGAAACACTCAAGACGGTTATCAATACCGACTGGGGATTACCTTATCTTCCCCGTGCCAGCATGGAGCAACGAAAAAGTGAACTGCTTGAGCAGCGGGCAGAGCCAGTTCCTTCCCGCAGTGTGCCGGATGGCGTTAATTTCCTGGTGGCGACAGTTGATGTGCAGGCGGGACGTCATCGCCGTTTTGTGGTTCAGGTAACGGGCTATGGCAGCCGTGGCGAACGCTGGATTATTGATCGTTACAACATCACGCAGTCATTGCGCGGTGACAGCGACGGGGAGAGCCAGCGAATTGATCCGGCCAGCTATCCGGAAGACTGGGATGTCCTGCTGACGGATGTTTTTCATAAAAGCTGGCCGCTGGCCTCCGATCCTTCTCAACAAATGCGACTGATGGCAATGGCGGTGGATTCCGGCGGTGAAGACGGGGTCACTGATAATGCCTATAAATTCTGGCGTCGTTGCCGTCGTGATGGCCTTGGTAAACGTATTTACCTGTTTAAGGGCGACAGCATCCGGCGCGCAAAACTGATCAGCCGTACATTCCCTGATAACACCGGACGAACGGGCCGCCGGGCGCAGGCCGCAGGTGATGTGCCGCTCTGGCTTCTTCAGACGGATGCCCTGAAAGACCGGGTGAATAACGCGTTATGGCGTGACTCGCCAGGTCCAGGCTATGTGCATTTCCCTGACTGGCTGGGGAGCTGGTTTTACGACGAACTGACGTATGAAGAGCGGAGCAGTGACGGGAAATGGAGTAAGCCGGGTCGCGGTGCCAACGAAGCTTTTGACCTGATGGTGTATGCCGAGGCGCTGGTCATTCTGCATGGATACGAAAAGATCCGCTGGCCGGATGCACCGGAGTGGGCGAGCCGGGAAACCTGGCTGGAGTGTGTCCCGGACAGTACCGAACCGTCACCCTCACCGGAGCCGGTATCCACGCCTGTTAAAAAACAAAAACGGAAGAAAACAGTAACTGACGATGTTAACCCCTGGCTGACTTCCGGAGGATGGTTATGAATCAGAATGATATTGAAGCCATGATTCAGCGTTATACGGAAGCTGAAATGGCGGTGCTGGACGGAAAATCCGTCACTTTTAATGGTCAGCAGATGACCATGGAAAACTTATCTGAGATCCGGCAGGGACGGCAGGAGTGGGAGCGCCGCCTTGCGGCTCTGATTACACGACGACGGGGGCATCCCGGGTACCGGCTGGCGAGGTTCTGATGGCAATTCTTGATGATGTGATTGGCGTTTTTTCACCAGGATGGAAAGCGGCAAGGCTGCGTTCCCGTGCGGTGATTCAGGCTTATGAGGCCGTAAAAACGACGCGGACACACAAAGCCCGACGGGAGAACCGAACTGCCGACCAGTTAAGCCAGTACGGGGCCGTGTCGTTACGTGAGCAGGCCCGTTACCTTGATAACAACCACGATCTGGTCATTGGTGTATTTGACAAGCTGGAAGAACGGGTGGTGGGGAAAAACGGGAT